TTGTACTTCTTTTCCTTTAACCGTTGATTCTGATTTTTTATTCATATTTTTAATTACAAATATCAATGCTAATACAATTACCGCGATCATTAAATAAGTATTTATCATTTATTATATATATATATATAAAATAAAAAATTATTGTAATACTTCATTTTCAGAAATATAAGAAAAAGAAATAAATTTATCATATACTTTTAAATTATAAATTATACCATCTACAATATTTTCATATAATTCATACTCACATTCTGTATCAGTTTTAAAAAAATTAAAAGAAATACAATCTTCTAATTTTACTTTCTGTACTAAATAATTATCTTTATATTGAACAGAAATATCTTCGTAATATTTAAAAACTTTATTCCCGTCTCGATCAACTATCATAACATTATTTATCCAATATTCTTTTACATTACCTTTATTTATCAAGTTAAATTTATTTATATATTCACTTTTCTTAATTAAATCTATTTTTTCATTGAAAAAATTATCACCATCTTTTAAACAATAATTATAAATAAACATTTTATATATATTTCTTAATATACTTATAAATATTAACCAAATGTATTTTCTGTAGTATAGACTACATATAAGAAACCATCTTCATCACAATGATCTTCATATACAATGCCAATGTTTCTTGATCCTGTAACTAATCCATTATTGACAGTTATAAAAAGGGCATTTTTAGGATCAAGATTAATTCTTTTTCTTATAACAAATAAAAATTGACCCATTGTCATATCTTTTGGTACAAGATATTTACATTTATCAATATCATCTAATTTACAAGTAAAGTGTTTTTGTACAATTATCGGAATTCTATCGGGATATTTTTCTTTAATTGATGTTGATTCCTGAACTCTTTTTTCAAAAGAGTGTTTATTTTTAAACTTGTTTTCCATATATTATTTATTAATAAAAAAATATTGTATATTTTATTTAAGGATATTTTTATATTTTAATTTATAATTATAAAATGAAGGTATTGCGTATTAATCAAGATGGTACTATGGATGATGTTAATATATCTTCAATTAAAAAGAATGTTTTAAAAAATCTTAATAAAGAAGCTATTAAAAAAGGTTCTTCAGATTTAAAAGAACTTTATAAATGGTCAATTGAAGATAAAGAAATATTTTGCTATGGATGGTATGATGGTGAACCCGGATTTGAAAATAAACACGATCTAATACCAAATGGAAATTCATCATTTTTATGCGATGAAAATTCATCAGAAAAATTACTTTATGGAGATATATTTATACTTTGTTCAAATAAAAAAGATGGAAAATTTATAGATTTCTGTATATCTGATTATGGTGCTATATATGAATTATTATTTGATGGGTTTGATAATTGTGATACAGATGAAGAATTTTCTGATGATAACCCCGAAGAAGAAGAACAAGAAGGGTCGGAGGAAGAAACAGAAGAAGATAAAGAATTTATAAATGATGATAGTGATTTATCAGAAGAAGAATATACAAATAGCGAAGAAGAACTTGATTTTGATGAAAATGATTATTCATCAGAAGATTAATTTATCTTTCTATTAGATCTTTTCTTTTTGTTAGTTCTATCTTTTCTATTTGATCTTTTCTTTCTATTTGATCTTTTCTTTCTATTTGATCTTTTCTTTCTATTAGTTCTATCTTTTCTATTAGATCTTTTCTTTTTACCACCTCTTAATAATGCTTTTCTAGCTTCTTGAGCAGAATAACTTTCTCCAGGTCTTCTTTGATCTCTGTGTAATTCTCCGTACTTTTCTTCAAATCTTTGAGATAATTCTCTTTCTGTCATTTTTCTATAAATAGGTTCTTCTTTGTATAATACTTCACCATATCTTCTTCCACTTGGAACGTATCCCCGTAAAGTACTTTGAACACCACTTCTCTTATATTCTAGTGGATCAATTACAGCCTCCCCGACGTTATAATCAACATAATTATCACCATCAAAAGGATCCACAAGTGGTCTACCCTGTTCATCTAATTCAACTAATCGAACTCTTTGTGGTGTATGATTAAATATATCATTAAAATCAAAGTCCATTTCTAGGTGACTTCTGTTAACACCATTTATAATAATTATTATCATTTCTTTATACATTTCTGGATACCTACTTTCTTCTATTCCCTGAAGTTCAAACATACCAATGTTTCCTTCTAATGCATTTATTTCATCAATAACCCATTCCGGTAAAGTATATTTTCTTTTTAATTTTTCTACTAATTCTTTTAATTCATCTACATTTAAAGTTTCTAGTTTTTCTTCAACAAGATTATAATTTTTTAAGTCTAATTTCATATCTTCGTAATTCATTATATCACTATCATCTAAAGATTCTTCTTTTATAGTTTCTAAAATTTTATTAATTAACTGAGGTTTTACTATTGCATGATATTCTTTTTCAGGTATTCCTTCATATTGTTCATTTTCAGAATGAACAGAAACTTCTATATTTCTTCTCTTAGGTTTAATATTACTAACTAAGTCTGAAAAATTACTCACGGCTTCATACGGTACCCTTTGAAGCAAATTTTTAATTTCTTTTAAATTTCCTTGAGTATGTTTGTATATTCCTGATTTTTGTCCCCGTATATCTTTTAATTCTCTTTTTCCACTAATATTTCGAGTAAATCCTTCTCTTAAATCATCTAATTCTCTATATTTCTTTGTAAAATCTATTCCAAGCTCTCTTCTTCTCACAGGATCCATTTCTTCCCTTATACTTCGTCCAATTCCTTTTATATCAGAAATAAGTCCTCCCCTTCTAGCAGTTCTTTCTATTTGTGGAATAGCAGAAAGAAATGTTCCAGAACCAAGTCTTTTAACTTTTTCTTCGTTTCTTTCATATATATTTGATTTTGGTATGTATCTGTAGTTTGACCCTTCTATCCATTCCCGATTTCTTAAAATTTGATCTTGATCCATTTCAGATGTAGTCCGTGGCAATATATCTCCAACTTCTAATTTTTCTCTTTTTTCTATATCAAATGGATCTGATCCTTCATAATCACTCAATTTTTTGTGTTTATATTCAGGCCTTCCTTCTTTTATACTTTGACGATAATGTTTCCTTTCTTTCCATTGATCTTCATATTCTTCTTCAGGAACTTTTTCATGAGATCCTTTTGAATGAAGGGGATCATCATGTCTGTAAATTTGTTCATATGAATACATTGGACCAAGCATTGGTTCTTTAACACCGTCCCTTGCTAACAGCATATCTTTTATTATATCTTCATATATTTGGGCATAAGCATAAGAAAATGAAACTCTACCCTTAACCCTATTTATATCTCCTCCTGTCATTAGTATATAAACGAATTCTAAACGTCCATGTAATTCTTCAAATAAATCATTTCTTTCATCAATTTTTTCTTTTAGATATTGTCCGTGTCCGACCACTTCTCCGGTACCGATATCACTTTTCAATCCATATTTATTAGGATATAAATCCATTATATCAGAAAGGACTACCATCAAATCTTCTAAATGTTGATCTATATGTCCGCCCCCAATATCCCATTCTTCTTTTATTTCTTCAAGAGTTTCTTTATATTCAATACCGATTTCATCGGCCCATAGAATTTCACCCCTTTTCTCCACTAATGAAAGAAGTTCTACAAAATTTTTTTCACTATATTTCTTAAATACAAAATCAAAAAATTCAGATTTTTCTTTTAAAAAAGTGGTCATTTCAGTATTTATTCTAGCTATATCTTCTATGATTGAAAATGCTGATTTTTCTAAATCTGTTATATGCTCAAGTAAATCTTTATCATAAAATTTTTGTATATTCACTGGTGGAGATTGTAGGTGTGGTAAAGGTATAATCGGTGGATTAAAGAGTGTTGGGTGTAATTGATCTTTTAGTATACTATAATGTGCCATAAGTTCCATGAATATTTCTTTTAAAGAATAATGAACATTTCTAAAAAACTCTTCATTATATTCTGTTGTCCCTAATTCATCATTTAAGAAATCATCATATAATTCCATTTCTCTAACCTTTACCATTTGTTCTAATATTCTATCATCTCTTAATATTTCATCTCTTCTTTCTATTTCCATTGTTTGATATATTTCCCCTATTTCAAAACTACTATAACTATTAGACGAATATACTCTTTTTAAAAAATATAATCTAACTCTTAATAATTCTACATATTTTTGTATTTTAAGCATTACATCATCAAACAACATACCCATTTTGTCATCTCTTCTTATTGATTCAGCATTCATAATATCATAAGTTTTAATGAAATTAATTTTATTTTTTAAAATTCTAAATGAATCGTATACTTGTCTTTTTCTTTCTTGTATACTACGTGAAAGGTCATTATTAATTATTATATTAAAACGTGTATAACTAAGTATTTTATCAATTTGAAATTCATCTGGGGTATATATATACTGGAATTCTTGTTCACTTCTTTTTCTTCTTAAATTACTAACGACTTCATCTATAACCCCTGTATAGTGGTCTGTTATTTCGGGATCAGTTTTATTACCATCTAGTTTATATAATAAACGCTTATATTCAACTCTTTCTTTAATTTCTTTAAAATTTAATGCCTTGGGATCCAATACTCCAAACTGACCTTGATCTATTCCTATTATAAATTCTTCCAACATAAATAAAACGTATATCATTAATTTGTGTCTCATTATGCGTTTCATCAATCCTATTAAATATTGGGGATGAGTTATTTTTTCAAATTCTTGAATTAATCTATTTGGTGTATATTTCCTAGACCTTAATCCACCGTAATCTCTATTAGGATGTTCTTCATGAAACATTTCATCTGCTAAATATGCTTTCTGTTCTTCAGTTCGTCTATCTGAATATTGATCTCTATCAACTTGTTTTCTTAAATCAGACCTTAATTTAGCTTCATTTTTATCGTGCATTCCAATATCGGCAGGTGCTTGAGAAAATGGACCGACTAAATTAAAATCAACGATGTCTTTATTTTTTCTAGATCTTAAACCAAAATTCTTTTTAGCAAACATTTTTGCTCTTCTTTCATCTTTTTCATAATCTTGAGTTGGTTTCCATAATCTTCTTCCATCATCTTCAGTATATTTATACCATCTTCTATTTGATAAAAGGTGATGATGATTTGGATTTAAAAATGATTGTTCTGTAAGGACTCTTCCGTCACCAGGACCTTTTTCAAATTCCAAAGGAGTTGACAATTTTATTGTTTTTTTTGTATAACTTACTAATTTATCCAAAAAATCAACAAATAATCTTCTATTGATATTTCCATTACTATCTCTGGGAAAATATAAAATTCCAATATTACTCATTTCCTGAATAACAGTTTCTATTAAACCTTCGAGTATTACATCAGAATCAGAATCAGAATCATCTTCATCTTCATATTTTTTAAGAGTTTTAAAATAACAATATGCTACATAAACAGCCATATAAGGTAAAACTGATTCGTGATCTGTATCTACACTAAAAGTATCTTGAAAGCTTTGGAACATCATTAAAAATGGATCGTATTGACTTGTATCTTTAAATTGATCATACTTATTTTTAAAATAATTAGAAAAATCATTAAATACTGGGTCGGGGGTTAATTGAGATGCTTGATCGTGAACTTCCATAATATATATTTAAAGACAATATAATTATTTAAAATTTGATTTAATGTAATATTATTATATATATTAAAAAATATCATGAGTAAATTTTCAAACAGTACTGATGAAATTCGTTCAAAAGTTGTGGATAAACTTAATTCGGTAATTCACAATAAATACTTATCAAAAACGATTGAGAAAGGAATATATAACTATGTAATTGAAACAGCAAAAGAAAAAGTAATTCAAAGAAAATGGTCAAATACAATATTTAAAAAGTTATACCTATCAAAAGTTATCTCAATTTACTCAAACTTAAATGAAAGTACATATATCAAAAATGAAGATCTTTTAAAAAGAATTAAAAAAAAAGAAATCAAACCAGAAGAAGTAGGTAAATTAAGTGTATATGATATCTTTCCAGATAATTGGAAAGATCTCTTAAATGCAAAATCTAAAAGAGATAAAATTAAGTACGAACTTAAACCAGAAGCAATGACAAATCTATTTAAATGTAGAAAATGTGGAAGTAGAGAAACATCTTATTATGAAGTACAAACTAGATCAGCAGATGAACCTATGACACAATTTATTACATGCCTTTCTTGTAATAATAGGTGGAAACAATAATTAAGCCTGTTTAATACCTATCCCATCGCGAGATATTTTATCAATATAGCAATATCCTTTAGAACACGATTGAACAAACATTTCACTTGGAATAATTGATTTATTACAATTATCACATGAATAATTATTTTCTAGTATTTTCTTTTGTTCAATTAAAATATTATTAGTATTATTAATCAAATTCT